AAATAGATTAAAGAACGTTGAATATTACACTTCATTGTCTCTACTTGAAGTAGAAACAGGTTCAATGTCTCTTAAAGATCCTCAGACTAATCTTGATAGATTCAAGTCTGGTTTCTTTGTTGACAACTTTAAATCCGTATCTAGTGGTGATGTAACTAATAGACAATACAAATCATCTATTGATGCTGTTGAAGGTAGATTAAGACCACAACATTATACAACATCTATTGACTTATTACTGGGATCAGAAGCAATTGTTGGTGCTGCAACATCTTCAAACCCATCTGCTGATTTCAGATATGCAGAAGATCTTGGTGATTCAAACGTCAAGAGGATTGGTGATGTCGTATGTTTAAATTACGATGATACTGTTTTCTTAGAAAACAAGTTTGCAACTCGTATTGTAAACGTAAACCCATTTGCTGTTGTTAACTGGATTGGACAGGTAGAATTAAATCCTGCCACAGATACATGGATTGAAACCAGAAGAACTGCTGCTACCTATGATATTGAAGGTAGTTTCAACTCCACGATGGGAATCACTGGGGCTGATAGTAATACTGGTCTCTCACCTGTTGATTGGGGTTCATGGGAAACCACATGGACTGGATCAAGTTCAACTTTAGGGCCAACACTTTACAGTGATACTAAGACTAAACTTACTAGTTCTTCAACAGTAAGAGGTAAGTATGTTTGTGGTAGAGGTATTCCTATTACTACAACCAAGAACTATCAGGATGCCAAGACTGAATTTAAAGAAGAAACAACCACAACAACTACAAATCAAACAAGACAAGGTATACAGTTCCGTGTTGGTGAAAGATTTGATACCACAAGTCTTGGTGACAAGGTTGTAAATACAGAAGTTATCGCTACTATGCGATCTAGAAATATTGAGTTTGTTACTAGAAGACTGAAACCTAATACAAGACTTTATCCATTCTTTGATAATATTGACATGCAGAAGTATGTCATACCTAAACTTGTAGAAATTACAATGATTAGTGGCACATTTGGTGCTGGTGAAATTGTAGAGGGAAGTAGGCCAAATAGTAATACTGATGCAATTAGATTCAGACTTGCAAATCAGAATCACAAATATGGGCCATATAATAATCCTTCTCAAGTTTACAAACAAAATCCATATGATCCCGCTTCTAGTATTTCATCCACATATTCATCTACAACTACAATACTAAACGTAGATACTGCATCACTAGAATTACAAGCTGCATCTGGTTTCTATGGTTATATTGCTAATGGTATGAAGTTGATTGGTCAGTCTAGTGGAGCTATCGCAATAGTAACTGCAATCAGACTGATAACTGATAAGTCAGGAACACTCATCGGATCATTATTCTTACCTGATCCCACAGTTCCTTCTGCACCCACATTCAGCACAGGTACTAAGACATTTACATTATCAACAAGTTCTACTAACTCAACCATTTCAGGATTCACAGATAGTTCAGGTGAGGCAACCTTTACTGCATCTGGTACATTGCAAACTGTAGAGGCATCTACTTTGAGAATGAGAAATGCAGATGTTCAAAGAATACCTCAATCCGAAGATAGAACTCTCACAGACACAAGTAAGAGGTTGACTGTAGGTACTACATTTACAAATAGATCCACTACCCAAACAAGATGGGTTGACCCTCTCGCTCAGTCATTTGAAGTTCCTGATATCAATGGAGTATTCCTTACTAAGTGTGATGTTTACTTCCAAGCAAAAGATACAAATCAACTACCAGTTACTTTACAGGTAAGAACATTAAAGATAGGTTTACCTACACAAGAAATCTTACCATTTGGTGAATGTATTCTTGATCCTGATCAGGTAGTTGTATCTGATGACGCATCTGCTAAGACAACATTTACATTCCCTTCACCTGTTTATTGTGAAGGTGGAGGTGAATTTGCTTTGGTTCTTCTATCTGCATCTAATGAATATTTTGTCCATATCTCTAGGATGGGAGAAGAGGATATAACCACTGTTAATTCGGCAGACTCTGAAAAAATAATTGTATCCCAACAACCTTTACTTGGTTCATTATTCAAATCACAGAACGGTGCTACATGGGATCCTAGTCAGTTAGAAGATTTGAAGTTTGAGTTATACAGAGCAAACTTCACAGAATCTGAGGGTAGAGTAAACTTCTACAACCCAGATCTTGATATTGGAAACAGACAAATTGTGTCTCTTGCACCAAACCCAATAGACATGCTTGCAAAAAGTGCTGTTATTGGATTAGGAAAGAGTTTGACATCAGCAGAACAAGCTGGTTTGACAGAAGGAACTACAATATATCAACAAGCTAATCCAAACTTTAGTGCTAACTTAACTAAAGTTCTAGGTGCGATTGGTGTTGGTAGTGATCTTACCATCACTAGTGGTGGTAGTGGTTTTTCTGCAACATCTGTTGTTTATTCTAATGTGCCACTTATATCAAAATTTGGTAGAGGATCAGGTGCAACTGTCAACTTAACTGTTGACAATAGAGTAGCTACAGCTGCAACTGTGGCAATAGGTGGAACTGGTTACGCAGCTGGTGATGTATTGACAGTCGATGCATCTAATACAGGTGGATTTGGTAAGGATTTATTACTATCAATTCCAAATAATGTCGGTGTTATTAGTGCTTTCAATACTTTAGTTATTGATAATATTCAAGGTATACCAAAAGTAGATTCATCTTCTTCTATTGTATATGTTGGTGGTGGTGGAACAAGTATTGTAAATGGTGGTTCTATTAACTTCCTCAATAATATCACTGATGGATTACATTTCCGTGTGAGACATTCAAATCACGGTATGTACTCTCCGTTAGACTTAGTTACTCTTTCTGGAGTTGAGTCTGATGTTAAACCAGAGAAGATTACATCTACAATAGATTCATCTAGTACAGAGGATATCACTGTATCATCTATTGGAATCTTTACATCATTTGAAAATTTAGAGGTTAATAGTTCAAATCCAGGCTACCTTAAGATTGGAAATGAAATTATAAAATACACTGGTGTTACAACCACAACTTCAACCTTGAATAATATTACAAGGTCGATGGATGAAACTAAAGCTGGAGATTATAGTATCAATGATAAAATATTCAAATATGAATTGAATGGCGTGTCTCTTAGAAGAATAAATGCATCTCATAGATTCTTAGATACTGATAGTGCAATCTATCCAGTAGATGTTGACTCTTATTGGATTAAGGTAGGAGTGTCAAGTCGTGGAGTAGATAGATCCACTGGAAATTCTAGTGGATTCCCAGAACTATTCTTTAGTGAGAATAAATCTGGTGGTAGTTACGATCAAGCATTTGTTCAAGTTGGAGTTCCATATGGCCCTATGGCAACACAGAATATACCATTCAATATTGTTAGACCTAACGTAGCTACACTACTTCCAGAGGGAACTGATATAAGTGCAAGAATTAGAACTTTCAGTGGAAATAGTCCTGATGGTAATTTACAAGCGTTTGTTGATCAAGGATACGAACCAGTATCATTACAAAGTAATAATTATCTTAGCACTCCTAGAATTATTGCTTCTAAACAAAATGAATTAGATAAACTAATTGATTTTGAGGGCAGAAAATCATTTACTTTACAAACTTTCTTAAACACAGAAGATCCTAAAGTGAGTCCCATGATTGACTTAGATAGAGTCAATATGATTACTGTTATGGATAGAATCAACTCTAAGATAACAGATTATGCAACAGATCGTAGAGTAAATTCAATAGACCAAGATCCTAGTGCTGCAATTTACCTATCTAAAATTGTAAATCTTGAAAAGGCTGCAGATGGATTGAAGGTTATGTTTGATGCTTACAGGCACTCAACAAATGATATTCGAGTTCTATACAGAATATTCAGAATTGATGCTCCTCCACAATACCAGTTATTTGAACTATTCCCTGGCTTCAATAACCTAGATGTTGATGGTAGAGTTATAGATCCATCGAAGAATGATGGTAGACCTGATAGAAGAGTTCTCTCATCTTCCACAGAGACGGATTATAAAGAATATGAGTTTAATGCTACTAATCTTCCACAGTTTAATGGATTCCAAATCAAGATTGTGATGTCTGGTACTAACTTTGCTTATGTTCCTAAGATCCGTGACTTGAGAGCAATTGCTTCCATCTAATGAATAAGATAAAAGTAAAAGATAGTGGATCTCTTTACAGAGATGAAGAATCAGGTGCAATCTTAAATTGTTCTGATTCTGAGTATGATCGTTATTTAAAATTGAAACAACAAAAGTTGAGAGAGTCGAACGAAATGGATAAACTAAAGAATGATGTTGATGAACTTAAAGATATGATGAAACTAATTTTAAACAAATTAGATAAATAACTAAAACCTCCCTTTGACAGATGACAGCAAGGAACATCAATTTAGTTTTAGATCAAGGTGTAGATTTTGAAGCAACTTTTACTATCAGAAATGAAGATGCAAGTTCTTTAAACCTAACTGGTTACACTGGAGAAGCTAAAATAAAAAAACACCCTGCTGCAACAAAGTTCAATTCTTTTGTTGTGTCATTCCCTAATAGGGTAAATGGACAGATAAAGGTAGCTATGGCTAGTACAATTACTACGACCATAGAAGGCGGTAGGTATGTGTATGATCTAGTTTTAACTTCGCCAAATGCGTATAAAACTAGGCCAATACAAGGAAATGTTTTAGTAATTCCAGGCGTAACGTAATGGCAGATTATCTAGTAACGTTAAATGAACCTGGCAAGTACAATGTCGGTGTAGACTATGAGATTCCCTCAAAGTCAATCCAATATGGTAATATCATTATTGGAAAAACACCAGTACAAGATGGTGCTGAAACTACATTTAACCTAAATGATCAAGGAGCTCCATATAATGCTAACAATAATCAACAACTTATTGTTACTAAAAATGGTCTTTTCTTAGATCCTTCAAACGATTATAATATATCTGGTGATAAGATTGTATTTACAACACCCCCAGCTGTAAGTGATGATGTAGTAATCATTGCCCTTGCTGCAGTTGCAGATTTAACAAGGACTGTAAATTACGTTATTGATAGTGGAAGTCTTCCAATGCAAGTTGGAGACAAAGGTAAACTTACAATAGATGTTACTGGAGTCATAGAGAATATAAGAGTTTTGGCAGATCAAACAGGTGATATAGTCCTTGATATTGGTAAAGCTTCGTTTGCAGATTATCCAAATTTCAATAGTATAACTGCTGCACAGAGAGTTCAATTATCTAATTCCAATAAATACTTTGATGATGTCCTAAATAATTGGACAACAACTATCACAGCTGGAGATATACTCCGATT